GCGTATGTGAGATTCGGTCTAGTCGGGTATGACAACGAGGTAGAACCCTATCTGAAGTCAAAAAATCCAAAAGACTCCAACACCGTCAACAGGATGGAGGAGGCAATGCGGGTCAAGCGCAAGGAAGTGCTCATATACTGCGGAACGGATGCTCTCGTCACATACCGACTAGCAATGCAACAGATGGAGGAACTGGGTTATGCGCGCGACCTCCATTGACGCGTATCAACTACTGCATAAAGGGGCAGAGGCATTGGCCCACGCCGAATGGCAAGGAATGTGCGTTGATGTCGAGTATTGCGAACGCGCAAAGAAGAAACTGACGTATCGGATAGAACACGCAGAGAGGCTCTTCAACAATTCAAAGTTAGGACAGCTGTGGCAACGTACATACGGGGGCAAGTACAACCCCCGATCGGACCGTCAACTGGGGCACATTCTCTACAACAAACTAGCACTCAAGCCCCCCCATAAAACAGAATCAGGGGAAGGATCAACAGACGAGGAGGCCCTTCGCTCGTTGGGTATTCCCGAGCTAGATCACCGGATCAAATGCTCCAAGCTATACAAGATGCGTGATACTTATCTAGACGCGTTTGTCCGGGAGCAACGAGGCGGGATCATACACCCATTCTTCAATCTGCATTTGGTGAAGTCTTATCGGTCCTCGTCAGATAGTCCCAACTTCCAGAACATTCCGGAGCACGATGAAGAGGCGAAACGAATCTGCCAACGTGCCATTTACCCCCGGCCCGGTCATAGGTTTATAAATGCGGACTTTGCATCGATCGAAGTAGTCGTAGCAGCATGTTACAACAAGGATCCCAGACTACTTGAATATCTCTTCGACCCTAGCAGCGATATGCACACAGACATGGCCAAGTACTTGTTCATGTTGGGCTCTTTGGATAAGTCGCTCCCGGAGGATGCATGGTTGCGATTCAGCGCAAAGAATACATTCGTGTTTGCGGAGTTCTATGGCAGTTACTACGAAGATTGTGCCAAGGAACTAGCCCAGCACTTGCAACTCCCATCCAATGGGACATGGAGGAAAGGCAAAGGCGTCTTATTGCCAGACGGAAACCATATCTCCGATCATATGATCAATAACGGGATCTCTCGTTATATCGACTTTGAAGATCATGTACGGAAGGCGGAGAAGGATTTATGGGAGCGACGCTTCCCAGTATACGCTGAGTGGCGCAAACAATGGTACAAGGACTACGAGAAGCGCGGATATTTCGATCTGCTGACCGGATTCCGTTGTCAAGGATTCTACAAGCGCAACGAAACAATCAACCTCCCGATACAAGGCAGCGCTTTCCATTGTTTACTATGGACATTCATCCGAGTAGATGAGATCATGCAAGAGGAGAAATGGGACAGTCGCCTAGTCGGGGAAGTCCACGACGACATGATATTGGATGTACATCCGGACGAGCAGGAACACGTCGAGGCCACTATACAACACGTCGTCGCAAACGAACTACCGAAGGCGTGGTCATGGATCATAGCACCGCTTCGCATCGATATCAAATCTGGAGATGTAGATGGATCCCTATACACTATCAAGTAGGTCGTGAGGAAGCGAGGAGGGGGGACAAATGTAAATCGTCACCGCATGCGATGCAGGAGTCCGGGTCGTCATCGCTTTACATTGAAACGACACCCAGATAAGTACGTAAGGAAAATCCGATGTCCTGTATGCAAAACAGACCGCGTTCACAGTGTTGAGACAGAACGGAGGAGGGAGCAGAATAGACAAGACACGTGTCACTGTCATATGTACCCGTTCCCACATGAGAGCAACTCCTTTCGTATGTGCGTTAACAATCCAAACAAGGAAGAGCCTACCGACGAAGAAATTGAGCAGTACTACACCTGCTTGGATACCCCTCGGAGTACCCCCACCTAGGATTTATGGGCATGACCGACCAGGACAATGTAAAATAGTACTGTGGGATCGAATCGAGGTGACTGCACGAACCAGCCAGCTATAGGTTCGATGCAGGGGTTCCGAGGTCACGGAACGCGAAGATGATGCAGGTACGTCGCGCAGCCTGCACAAACTATCAAATTGGCCAGCGCTAATGATTATGATGAGTGTTTACAAAGACATGGCCCACGATGCGGAGATTCCCGATCCGATCGAATTGATGGAATCCCGTATAGAGCGTAACTGTGATCGTGTAACGGAAGTTGACGGGGTGTTGATAGCCCCGTGTGGAAACTGCGACGAGCGAGTACCGTTAGACGATCTCACATGCATGACCCCGACTGGGGACGATCCCGGCCTCTGCCCGGATTGCTTCGAAGAATGGGGCAAGCAAAAGAAGAGATCAAATGATTGATTCATTCACAGGCGAGTATTCCTTTCTGTCCAACTTCTATCTGTGCCACGTGAGGTATCTAAGTATCTCCTACCGAAGCGCGGAGCACGCATACCAAGCCGCCAAAACCAACAAGATATCAGAACGCAGAAAGATCAGACAGGCCGCAACCCCGTTTTTGGCCAAGAAGTTAGGACAGCAAATCACACTTCGCAAAGATTGGGACACAACCAGAGTTGCAGTAATGCGAGCTATTGTCTGGTTCAAGTTCGAGCGGAATCCCAAACTCAGAAAGAAACTGCTCGCGACCGAGGACGAAGGGCTGGTAGAAGGGAATTGGTGGAACGACACTTTTTGGGGGATATGCCACGGCAAAGGTGAGAACCATCTAGGCCGCATACTAATGCAAGTAAGGAAGGAGCTACAATGACATTGTACCGAACATATCGACCATCTTCATTTGATGAAGTAATCGGAAATGAGGAGACCATAGAAGCACTACAATCGTGCTTATCTAAGGACAACCGACCTCACTCGTACTTGATCCATGGTCCTGCCGGATGCGGTAAAACGACCCTCGGGAGAATCATCGCTAAGGAACTTGGCTGCAAAGGGACCGACTATGTGGAACTCGACTCCGCTGACTTCCGAGGGATTGAAACTGTCCGAAGCATTCGTCGACACATTCCATACCTCCCGCTGGAAAGCGACTGCCGGGTCTGGTTGCTGGACGAGTGCCACCAATTCAGTAAGGACGCGCAGAACGCACTGCTAAAGGCACTGGAGGAGCCCCCTTCCCACGTCTACTTCATACTCTGCACAACCTTACCCCAGAAGCTGCTCCCAACAATACGATCGCGATGTAGCGATCACGCCGTTACTACTCTGACCGACATACAGATGAAGTATCTCCTACGTCACGTCGTGAAGGCAGAAGACGGATCTATGTCGAAGGCAGTGTACAATCAAATTGTACAAGATAGCATAGGTCACCCCCGACGAGCTTTGACCATACTACAACAAGTGCTGGGGCTTCCTAAAGACAGGCAGGAGGCAGTGGCCCGCCGTATAGCGGCCGAACAATCACAAGTACTAGACTTATGCCGGGCTCTCATACAAAGAGCCTCCTGGAAGAAGATACGTACAATCCTTGCTGGTTTGCAAGAGGAGGATCCCGAAGCCATCCGACGCCAAGTACTAGGCTACTGTAAAGCGATACTGCTGAAAGAGGAGAATGACACTGCCATGGCAGTCATGGAGGCCTTCATGGATCCATTCTACGATAGCGGACATATTCAACTAGTATATGCTTGTTACTCTGTATCAGCAGGATGAAGGCCCCGTAAGAACACATCACAACTGTATAATAACATTATGGACTATGAGACTGACATCGTCATTGACGAATCCGCTCTGGACATCGAGTTTCTCGATCAAGCTCGTCTTTTCATGCAGTACAGTCGCAACGAGCATGCAACTCGTCGAGACATGGATTACGCGAAGGAGCGTCTTGATCTCGTAAAGGCGAAGCTCGATAAAGGAATGCGTGCTGATCCAGACAAGTATAACATCGCTCGAATCTCTGAAGGCGCAATAATGAATTCTATCTTATTGCAACCAGAATTCGATGAAGCAAACAAAGCCCACATCGAAGCGGCGTACGAGTACGGAGTAGCAAGGGCTGCTGTTTGGGCATTCGACCAGCGCAAGACCGCATTGGAGAATCTAGTCCGTTTACACGGCCAACAATACTTCGCAGGTCCGAGAGTTCCAAGGGACCTCTCGGAGGTACGTCAACAACGTCAGGAGCACTCTAATCAGAAGGTCGGGAGAGGTATGAAGCGAAATAAGGCAGGCGGTGATGATTGAAACGATCATGGCATCCGTGGGCTGGGTGATCTGGGCGGGCATAGCGCTATTCGTAATAGGATTAGTCTCATTCCTAAGCGCTTACTTTTGGACCATTGGCCAGTATCGCGGTTGGCAGTTTATACAAGAGCGTATGAAAAAATCAACAGAGGTGACAAACCATGGCACGTAGAAACAAAAGTGGTTCCAAATTCCGGGATCGGGTTCGCGCGAATACCAGTGCGCAGAAGGCGGCAGGGTCCGCCTACGGCTATCTGAATCTCCCACAAGGGGTACATATCTACACCCCGAAGCCGGGATCCAGGGCGCGGCTGGATATACTTCCGTACATCGTAACGGATCAACTCCACCCAGATCGGGATGATGAAATGGGGATTGCGGTCATAGATGAAATGTGGTACAAACGCCCATTTCGTACTCACCGTAATATCGGCGCTGACAACGCCACGATAATTTGCCTGGGCTCTATCGGTAAGGCCTGTCCGATCTGCGAGTACAAGGCTTCGAGGATGAAGGAAGGGGCAGACAAGGATGAGACGGATGCCCTCAAATTCTCACTCCGGAATCTGTATCCGGTTGTGCCGATTGGCGATCGCGAATACGACGAGGTGCCCCACGTCTGGGACATGTCACAGTTCCTGTTCCAAAACCTGCTTAACGACGAGCTCGAGGAGGATGAGCGTTACGCGGACTTCCCTGATCCAGACGAGGGATGGACACTAAAGATTCGGTTCGATGAAGGTCGTATAGGGAATAGCAGACCCTTCGCGGAAGCCTCGAGGATCGACTTCGAGGAACGTGATCGGCCGTACAGGGAGAAAGAACTGAAAAAAGTACCTGCCCTCGACGACATGTTAAATATCCTCACCTACCAGAAACTCGAGCGTGTCTTCCTCGGAGTGGATGACGATGATGACAAGGATGAAGATCGCCCCCGCCGTCATGACCGTGACGATGACGACAAGGATGATGACAAAGATCCGCCACGCCGTGGACGCTCCCGATCAAAGGATGATGACGATGATCCGCCGCGTAGAAGCCGACGTTCCAGGGACGATGACGATGACAAGGACGATGATCCTCCACCTCGCAGAAGCCGGTCAAGAGACGATGACGATAACGATGACAAGGATGAAGATCGACCGCAAAGAACCACTCGTCGCCGTGACGA